TACCCAGATGTGGGTGTTGTAGTTGGCTACTCAGAGATACAAGGCAATATATTTTCTTTCTTAGTAGGTTCTGATAGTGAGAAAGTTATCTGGAAAGAAGCAGCAGGGTTTGTTATTACACCCCTAGATACACACATCGTTAGTGCTATCGTTGGGTTGTACTTTGGTGCAGGGTTTGCAAAATAATGGCTATAGATAAATCAAAACTAAAGTGTAATAAACCTAAGAGAACACCTAACCATCCTAAGAAATCACATGTGGTTAAAGCTTGTGTTGATGGCAAGGAAAAGATTATTAGGTTTGGTCAGCAAGGCGTAAGTGGTGCAGGTAAAAACCCTCGTACAGCTAAAGATAAAGCTAGAAAGAAATCTTTTAAAGCTAGACATGCAAAGAATATAGCTAGAGGTAAAATGAGTGCAGCTTATTGGGCTGACAAGGTTAAATGGTAGAGGAGAGATATATGTTATCCGCAAGAGAAAAGAAAGAAAAGAAGGACTACGTTAAGTTAGAAAAACTAAGACTAGCCTACAAAGACAAAAAGAAAGTTTCTAATTCTGAAGTTTCTAAAGCTAATGATGTCACTAGTCCTAAAACTTCATCTGCAAAAATGTATAGTAGCAGAAATAGAACGCCAGATTTTAATAATAAAGCTTTTAACTCAGGAAGAAAAATTCCTAAACTAGGGTCAAAAAGAAAACCAATAGATAAACTTTTGTCAGATATACAAAGAATTTTAAAAAGGTAATAAAATGCTTAAAGTTTTTACATATATAGGTTGGACATTCTTATCATTATTATTTTTAATAGTGCTTGTTCCTATGGCTTACGCTGAAGGGTGTGACAGTGCCACTAATGCTAACTGTATAGAAACTAATAGTAATACCACATCTACTGTTAACTCTACTTTGAGTTCAGAAACTACAGTTAACTCACCCCCACCCTCAGCTATGTCACCTACTATTAATAACTCTAACTCAGACTTATGCACAGTAGGTATGTCAGGTGCAGTGCAAACACAGATACTAGGTATATCAATAGGTACTACAACAAGAGATTTAAACTGTGAAAGATTAAAGAATGCTAAGGTTCTCTATGATATGGGAATGAAAGTTGCAGCTGTAAGTGTTCTTTGTATGGACAAACGTGTGTTCGAAAGTATGATGAATGCTGGAACACCGTGTCCATTTGATGGTCTTGTAGGGCAGCCAGCTAAAGATGCATGGAAAAATAACCCACACTTAGTTCCTGATGCTAAGACAGGGTCAAAGGAGGAATGGGATGATGATACTAAGAACACCGCAACAGGTGCTGGCGCTGTTATTGGTCTTTTCTTGGCCCTCTTGTTTATACTCTGACTACACATACGGAAGAACAAACAATGTAGCTAAGAATAAACACACTTGGAATATGACAGATGTGTTGCCACCTGAAGCAGGGTTAGAGGTTCAAGGTGTGTTTCATAGATATACTATCAACAAGAGGAGTAGTACAGACTCTACAGTTTCTATAGTTAACGAAAATGCAAATGGGTCTGGCTACATATACGAAAGACACGATAACTGGGATCAGTTACCAAGCAATACTAAGATAGGTTTTGATCTTGTCAATCCTTCTCTTGGCACTAAATGGGGAAAGGGAAGTATAACAGCTAGTAATGGTGCAACCTTAAGTAACGTAATAGTAGCTTATAATTATAAGTTTGACCCATGTTACATTCCACTCTCTGATCCTAGCTGCCCTAACTTTAAAGATGCTTTATATCAATATCTTTTAGACAATGACTTACTTAATAATGAACCTTCAATAGATGATCCTTATTATGATGAATGGGTTCAGTATCAACTAGATCGTAAGACAGAAGAACAAGAAGAAGAACAAGCTGCAAAAGAAAAGAAAGAAGAAGAAGAACAGGAAGAATTAAAAATGGAAAGAGCCTTGTCAGTTGCAGGGGCAGCAGAGCAAATAGCTAACCCAACACAACAGCTTGCTATGATGGAACAAATGACTGCTGAAGGTAAACTAGACTTTTATTATAGTGCAACTATAGAAGGCGGTAAGTATGAAGAAACAATTAGATTAGTAGATAATACCATAGAAGATAATGCCACAGCTTTAATAAATCTAAAACAAGATAAATCCCACAGAAGAATAGTTAGATCACAATATAAAGATTAGGAAATAACATGAAGAAATTAGTACCCTTAATATTTTTATTATCAGCAACTCCTGCAATGGCAGTTGATTCCCCTATTACAGGTCAAGTACAACCCAAGTGTTCTGTATGGACAGAAACAGCAGGTGTCTATGGACATCCCCTTCCTTACAAATTGTCTACAGTACCAGCAGACGGCGGGGTTCCAGCCTCAATAAGAATTGATGTAGCACAAGCAGATTATTATAAGGCTAGGTTCACACACCCTAATAGCTTTTCATCTAGTCCAACACTTAATGATGCAGTAGCATGGACAGGTAGTACCGTTGTAGGACAGGTAAGTGTGTCAGATATGAGTGCATACGAAGCAGCTAAAGTTACTTACAATAATGTAACTGAGTTTAATCTAACATTAGCAGGTAGCACTTGGTTTACTGTAGCTTCTACTGCTCAGTATGGCAGCACTAAGTCTTTACCTGCTGGTAACTACACAGCATTAATAGTAGCAGAATGTATCGCCAAATAATAATAGCTTTATGTTTGTGTACTTCATTGAATGCACATGAGATGACACCTGCCTACCCGAAGCTTGAGTCTTCATATGTAGATGGTGTGTCAGTAGCTAAGTTAAAGTTGTTTAATCGCAGAAGTGATGTGTCCTGGTATGAGATAGGTGTCTTCACATCTGACTGGAAGCCAGTACCTTTTGCTTCTACTTCTAATATAATAGAGGTAGGATATAACAAGAGAAAATTATTTGATGTATATATAAGGTCTAAAGACATAGCCAAGGCGGTCTATATATGCACAGAATCAAAAGTATTTAAGGGTAAAGAGCAAGTAACACTAGTGTCTTCAAGAATATGCTCTAAGATAAAACAAAATAAATGAGAATATTTTTTATAATATTTATACTAACCTATAACATTGCTTGGGCTGACTCAGTATCTAACTCTTTAAATCTTTCGTTGCCTAACGCAAGTCAAAACTTTCAAGCAGATAAGTTCAGAGCTGGAGAACTAGATTGTTCTAATGCTATAGGGTCAGCTACTAATTGGGAGTTCGGTGTGACAGGATTAATACAATCTGACACAACTAAAACAGGTGACATAGGTGTATACAGTAGAATAACAATTCCCCTTGGTGCTAGAGCTAGGTCAAGAATTGATTGTAACAGACTGTATGAACTTGAGCTACAGAAGAAAGAATTAGAAGTGTTAAAGTTACAGAAAGAAATTAATCAACTAAGAAGTTTATCATTTGAAAACTAGGAGTATGTTATGGCTGAAGTAGAGATAGCAGGAGCAAAGATCAAAGGTGGCAAACTTATGATGATTATTCCAATTTTATCTGCACTTGGCGGTGGACTATGGGGAGGCTTTGAAGTTTACAAAGACTACATGGACATGAAAGGCATCATACAAAATATAAATATTAGTGCTATTAAATCTCAGAACACATTAGTTCAAACAAAACTAGATAGTGCGTTGGAGTACAGTAAAGACATCAAGAATAATCTGCGTGATGATATACTAAAGCTAGAAGGTTACATAGATAAGATAGATAATAAGGTAGAGAAATCTTCAGATAGAATTAAAGACACACAAGCATCAATAGATTTAATGGTAGAGAATACGCTAGCTGAGATGAATCAATTAAATAAAGATGTTAATTCTTCCCTTCGAGAAATAGAATCTTTGAATAGAGAAACAGAAAAGGATGTACGTGATACAATGAGAGATACAGAAGAACGTATCGACTCTAACTTAAAGCAACTAGAAGATAGATTAAGTGAAAGATTACAGGAAGCATTAGACAACCCATTAGTAGGAAATTGACATGACTTGTAAATGTAAAGATAAATGTATATGCAAAGAATCATGCGCTTGTATATACAAGTGTATATGTAAGGAACGTAAGTAAAAGTATAAATTTAATTAAGGAGTCGATAATGGCAAGTCCTAAGCCAACCAAACCTGACTTGTGGTCAAGAGCTAAATCTGAAGCTAGGAAAAAATTTAAAGTATATCCATCAGCTTATGCTAATGCTTGGGCTGCCAAATGGTATAAGTCCAAAGGCGGTGGCTGGACAGGTAAAGACAATAGAGTGAAGAAATCATAATGGCTAAAGGTGGATTAGGAAAATGGTTCAGTGAAGAATGGGTCGATGTAAAGACAGGTAAGCCTTGTGGACGTAAGAGTGCTAAGAATAGTAAACGTCCGTATCCTGCATGTAGGCCTAAGTCTGTAGCTGGTAGTATTTCAAAGAAAGAGGCCAGAAAAAAGACCAGTTCTAAAATAGTTAATTGGTCAACAACCGCTTCAGGGAAGAAGAGAAAGAAGGGGAGCACATAAGCTCCTCTTTTTTTTTATACTTTACTACCCCAATCATAACAGTGATAACCAACAACTGTCCAACCATGTTGTTCAGCTATCCTTATACCTATAACGAGAGATGTTTGACAACTAATTTCTGTGTCATAAAGAATAGGACTAACTGCTGATTTGCAAACACCAGTCTCTACAAGACAGGCTAACATTAAAGCTGAGAACATTTTAGTTACCTTCTATTTCATTTATAAGTTTATCTAAATACCAACGACACTTCTTAAGATCTTCAAGACCATTCTTGTAAGGCCATCTCCACAGATATTTAAAGGCGTTCTGCCAACAATAAGATGCATGAGGTTTAACTTCAGCTCCTTCTGCCATTGCCTCCATTGCATCAATACATTCGATACCTGAAGAATTATAGTGAGGTGGATGGTTTACTAAGTCTTCCATAAGTTTTCCTTATTTAATATTAATTAACTGAGCTTCAGTGTAAGGTATATGAAAAAACTTTTCACCTTTCATAATGTACCTACCCCTGGCCTCCTTAAGTGTCTCAGGTTTTAACAGAGTATCTTTAATTCTCCACACCTGTTTCATGTCATTACGAAAAATATAAAAATTAAGAACACCTTTTTGTTCTTCATACATTCTGACAAGTCTGCTTTTACGTTCAGGTATTCTTATCTCAGCCCATGTGACAGGCCAATCTTCCTTCCAAGCTGTCTTAACTTCTGCTTCATTGAAGTAAGTATACTCACCTTTCTGACTGACTACATCTACTTTATAGTTTTCTACTGTATTAACAATAGTATGTCCTTGTCTTTCAAGAAGAGACATAAGTGTTTCTTTGGCTTTATGATCATATGCTTCATATAATGCTCTGTTAAAAGGTTTACGTACACTCATGTTATATCCACCATTTCACACACATCACCAGTACAAGCCATTGTTTGCATTGAGACTGTGTTATCCTCTTGTTCGTAGTCAGAAAGTTTAGACCAATCTATAGTTTTAGGCATAGTTAATAACAGATCTTCATATTGTTGTCCATCTATTTCTTGGTAAGGTGCTTGTACGTAAGTGTGTTCATTGTAAGGAAGGAAGGACACACCACTCATCTCATCAAAGTTCTTATAAACAAAAGCTCCTACTTCAAACCATTCGTCAGACTTTACATTGATTGTTACACTTGGCTTGTGTTCACACCAGTGTCTTTGATATACTAACCACATCTCTAGCTGTTCAATAGCTGTCATATCTGAGGTAACAACTGAACCTTGAGGGGACTGTATAGGAAAACTAAACACAGTTGTACTCTCAGGTTTCATTGCATCAGGTTCATTAGGAATACCTTGGTCAATCATAAACTTTGTCAAAGGATCTTTATTGTCTCCCCTTACAGTTCTTATGTAGAAATCAGAGTGCCTAGCATGAATACCTGATGCTGAGTCTACAAGCTGTGACACAGTACCACTAGGTTTAACACACGTTATAGATTTAGACTCAGGTATCTCAAGTATGTTAGCCCAGTAAGAATTAATTGTGACAGAAACTTCACGTAGGTGATCAAGTGTTTTATCTAAACCTTTATTAGATTTTGTCATCAAAGGATTGTCCATGATACCTGTAAGAGAGACACCTAACAAACGTTCTTCTTCTGTGTTCTTTTTCCATATCTTTCTTAGGTAAGGGAAGTTCGTAAAAGAAGATTGAATTGTCCCTAGTATTGTGGCTAGTCTAACTTTTCTTTCAAGATCTTCAA